GTATCTTTTATATTACCAAAATTTTCCATAAGTATTTTTATTAATAAATATTGATTAAATATAAAAAATTAGTCAATCATACTATCTATTTGTTTTGTTATTTCACTTATCTTAGAATTAAGTATGTCTGCACCATCTTCAAACTTATCTAAATTGTAGATATTTTCATTTTTATCTAAGCTTTCAGTCAATTTTCTAAGGTACATCCCTTGATATTTTTTTATTTTTTCATTATATTTTTTCTCGTTTATTTCTAATATTAAATTTTCTTTTTTCTTTATAGACTCTTCTGTAGGTGCTGCCGCTCCAGCATCCGCTTCAGGTGCCGCCCCAGCATCCATTTCAGGTGCCGCCCCACCAGCATCACCACCAGCAGCCGCATCTCCACCTGCTTCACCACCACCTGCACCCGCAACTAATGCATCAAAATCACCATATAATCTATCTACTCTATCGAATATACCTGTTTTCTTTATAACTTCTGCAGTTTGTTCCATTTCGGCAGCTGCAGCTTTTTCTAATCTCTGTTGTTCTAAATCATTTCTAATTTCTTCCTCAGACATACCTAATATATCTTTTTTAGCTCTAGTCATAGACATTGCACCAAACCCATTACCCGCATCTGATACGGCATCTTTATAAAGTGTCACTCTTAATTGAGTCTGTTCCACTTTAAGCATTTCTGCTTGTGTTGAGGGGTTATTCAACGTTAAAGTAAAGTTTTCTAACTCATCCTCTAACCCTAAAATATATAAATGTATGATAGCAATTTTATTTAACTCCTGTAACATTGATTGTTGTATCCTATTTATTGTCCTAGCAAATCTAATATCTTGTAGGGCTAAGTTTTTTCCATCTCCATTAACCTCCTCAAAACCTAAAAATGGTTTAGGTACCCTCAATGCAGTAAATAATTTTTTCTGTAAGTATTGGATATCCGCTATTTCAGATAAATTAGTTGCTCCTGGTAATGTGTCAATAGGACTAGGTGCATTTACATCCCTAACAGGTATAAAATAATCCTGATCCTGTGCCATCTGATTGTATCTTGTATCTATTTGTCCTGTCTTTTGATCAATTACTGCACTCCTCTTAAAATTATTTGCAATTTTATTAACGTAAGCTGGTACATCCTGCTCATCGATGTTACCCACATATATTTTAAATATTCTTCTCTCTGGTGCTCTAGTTACTCTATAAATTAACATAGCGTCTTCAGATAATAATAATTGTTTCCAAATACGTCTTGCCTTTTCTAACATAGAAGTACCATAAGGTAATCTTCTATCATCACCTAATAACCTAAAATGTGCAACTTGCCACGCATTGAACTCTATATCTCTCTGACCCCAAACAAATTTAACGGGATTAAATTTATCTGTATCCATATTCATAGAGTTTTCACCAAAACCTTCATTTTCTTTTCTTGCGATTTCAATATTTGGTAATTGTTTAACACCCATAATACCTTCTTCACTATCTATATTAAGAAATAGAAAATTATCCCCATATTTGCAAGTATTTCTAGTCCACATAGGTAAAGAAGTATGAATATCTAATCTATTGAAAAATAAATCTTCTAATATTCTTCTTACTCTTTTACTTTCAGAAAAAATAGTTACCATTTTATTTTCTGAATTTAATGTAGTTGATTCTTCCATCATAATATCTAAAGCTGCAGAAATCTCTGGAAAAAATTCCATACCCTCAAAATCCGCATAGGATGCCAATCTTGTAGTTTCATAATAGACTGAGTGTTGATAAATCTCATTATCAACCTTCTGCCACATATTAGAAAGGTAGGAATCTTGTTGTTTTTTTAACTTCTCAAAGTCGTATTCCTCCTTTGATTTTGTTCTCAATAATTCTTTATCGTTTATAGAATATCTTGATTTATTTTGTTCTCTTTTTACTTCTGGACCAAATAAATTACTTAATTGTTGGAATATTGTTTTTTTTGCCATTATACTGTTATCTTTATTACTATTATAATAAATATCTTAAAAAATTAAATGTTATCGCAACCCAAATAACCAATTAAATTCACCACTGTCATTAGATTCATTATTTTGTTTTGGGTGATATGTAGGTGTATTGGTATAAAATGGGTTAACATAACCGTCATTCATCAAAGTATTAGTGGGTTTATTAGATACTGCAACCCAACTCTCTAACATCGCCTTAGTTTGTTTTTCAACTTGTTCTAATTTTTTAAATGAAGTCTGAACTACAAAAATACACATAGCGAATGCCATAATAATATCATCGTGATAACTATCCATATGATCTGGTCTACCATTTCTATAAACAAATGTCCTTAGTTCGGAAATCATTCTTTGTGATCTTATAATGGTTTTATTTTCTCTTACATGTTCTTCCAATTCCGATACCATCTGTAATCTACTATTACCAACATTAAATCCAGGTATTTTTTCACCTTCTTTAAACTTTATCTTAGAATATTTTTCAGTTAATTTTCTACTTTTTGGATCATCATAATGTAAAAATTTATAATCCATTTCTATTAGTTTTAAAACTGTTGCAACCCCCATACCACCAGTAATATCTATAATAGTATAAGCGTTATACATATTACCATATTTATAAACTATTTCTGCCAATAAATCAGGTGGTAGTTTATATTGAAACTCAGCAACTTGTTCTAAATTGTTGAAGTCTAGTATTACTATTGTAGAACTATCTTTACCATCTCCCCTACTAACGTCCACACCCATAATATATTTATGTCCGACTTCAGGTTTTTTCCATATCCACATAACCTTTTCTAGTTCTGCGACAAACTCTGGATCTCTAACATTATTTTCCTCATGAAAAGTAATAAATTCATCTTCTACGACATTACCCCCTGATCCAATAAATGAAACGTCAAGTTCTTGTGCAATTTTTTTGGCATCCCCCATATCTGCCGACATCTCATCATACCAAGGGGATAAAGGTTTCCACCCATCTTTTACCATAACTTCATAGTATTCTATGGTTGACTCATCTGTTTCATAAATATTTTCTAAATATTCCCATCTTAACCTAGTCCTATCTAATGTATTACATTCTATTCTTTCGTCTTCACCCCTTCTCCAATATAAACCTCTATTATATCTTACGTCTTGATACCATTTCATCTCAACAATATTAAAATTATTGTCTTTTTTCTTTGCCCCATCATAAGTTTTATAATATAATGGATCCATACCGTTTGGTGTGGAAATTAATGATATTTTACCACCTGTACCTAATGAAGCCAAAGCGGCACCAAAAACCTCTGAACCATTATCAATAAATGCTGCCTCATCCATAACTAAAAAGGTTGGTGTAAAACCCCTTAACGCATCCTTAGATGTCGCAACTGCCCTGATTTCACAACCATTAGACTTTAGTTTTAAATGTCCTTTTGAATTAATCTCTAAATAATCTTGTCCTTCTTCTAACCCCCAAACCCAATAAGGTATCTGATCTAAAAATTCTTTAATTTTTTTAAGAAATTCTTGTGCCAATGCTTGTTTATTGGCTAATATTAAAACTTTGTGTGGGTTATCAGGATCACCAAATCCAGATTTAACTGCAATATATGCCGCAGTAGTAGTTGACACTCCTGCCTGTCGAGGTTTGGTTACTAAATTACGGTTATACTTTTCATATGATCTAATTATTTCTTTTTGTTTATAAAATAATTTAAATGGTACATTACCACTTTGGGTTAAATCAAACGTCTTTAAAAAAGTTTCTATTGCGTAAATTGGATCACCTAAACTACGAGCATATACTTTTAATTGTTCCGCTCTTTCCATAACATTTTATTATATAAATATGGTTATCCCTTAAAAAGTAACTAAATTACCTTTTTCCCATTCTTCATAATTTGATCCAATAGTATAGGTGGTGATTTTACCTGAACCTATTTTTTCTATAATACCTGACTTAATTAATGCACTCCAAAACGTAGCATGTTGTCCACCACCTAAAGGTGAACCAATATATCTTAAAAAACCTGTTTTTGTTTTTATTTTTTCTGATGGATCTTTTAAGTAATTAATTACATCTCTAACCATAGAATTTTCTCTCCTATTAAAAGTGAATCCTTTCTCTTTTGGTATCAACAATAAATTATTTTCTTCCGCATGTTTTTTAATGACATGAAATAACCTTTCTTTATATCTTTTACCTAATTTATCAGTTATGATTGATAATTGTCTTATCGCCTCTTTTGGTGGGTACTCATTAAACATTAATTTTGCCACATCATTAACTGAAACGTCAATAAATTCATATAGTAAATTATTTTTATACCAGTAGGGTAGTTTCAATTTTAAATTTAATAATTTATAAAAATTATTTATAACATCCTTCCTATTTTTAAATAATAAAATAGAGTGTCTGTCAACAACATAGTCAAAAATACTTATTATATTATTTATACCCTTATAATATGAATTAATAAAATACCCAGATAATATTTTTCCTAAAAAAATATCATATAATTCATCATCATTTTCTATCGCAGATAGTGAATCATTATCATTATGTCCAAATACACTAAAGTAATATTCAAAGAAATGATCTGGATGTACAAACCTTCCCCTTTTTACTAATTGTTTGAATCCATCGATAACATCTTCATTATTCTCAGATAATAGTTTTCTATATTGATTTTCGGTTATAATTATTTTCATATATCAAATATTATCTCTAACATTTTCATTAAAATCTGAAGCAACTATTCTACTATCGGGATAAAAATAATTCATGTCTGGACTCTTTAATTCATCACCTTCACAAGCTAAAGTTTCACAAACAACAGTTAAGAAATAATTATGCTCATTACCAGGCATTTTACTTTCACATTGTAAAAATCTAACTAAACTATCATAAAATACTGTAGTTACATCTAAATAAAGTTTATTATCTTCCCAGTAAGGTTTATTCCCAAAAAATCCTTCTATTTCTGACCTTAATTTATTAAAAATTTCTGATTCACCAGCACTTTCATATGCCCATCTATATACGTTTTCTAACTCAATTCTTAAATCAAAAAACAAATCATCCTCTCCGATTAATTCTAATAATATATCTATATCATTAACCATTTCCTCAGTTAATATCGTATCATCACCCTCAAATGATATATTATATTGATTATCAGATATAGGTTTTCCGATAAACCCCTTTTCTTTTACGTATTCTTGTATACGGTTTTTTGATTTATCATCTAAATTATCTACGATGTCGTTTTCATAATCCACATCAAACCAACTATATAAATCTGCCGAATCTTGTTGTAGTATTCTTGAAGGCAAGTCGCGTTCATCAAATAAACAACTAAACTCCTCCCAATCGTCTAATTTCAATAAAAACCTTTCACCATCACCAACTTCAGTTATGTCCCTAAAATCTCTACTAAAAGCTTTCCCATCCTTCAGATATTTATCTAACCAACCACTATTTGTTAAAATACTCACTGATTCTTCACCATCAAAATAATAACTAACATCATCAAAGTCCGTCATCTTTAATGGATCCACTCCGATATGTATAAAATATTCAAATAATATAGTATAAGATTCTAATTTAGTTAAATTTAAATTTTCTTCTAAATCTTCAATAACTTCTTCAACGTTATCATCAAAAGTCGATAGAGAATGTTCTATGTACCTAAAAAGTCTTTTGGGTTGTTCCGCACTTTCTTTTAGTATTTTTCTTATGATATTTTTCATATATTAATAAATATTAACGGATAAAAAAAAATCCCACATAGGTGGGATCAATTTTGTTTTTATATATTTCTTACATATATTTATGTAATTTTTCTACAAGGTCAAAATCACCTGAATCTAATGCGTCATTAATTAATTCTTCGATATCTCTTTTACTCATTTTGGAATAGTCAACCTCAGAAGGTTCTTCTTCAGTTTCAGGTTCTTCACCTAAATTATCTAAAATGTCTCCCATATCATCATAACCCGTTTCATCAAACATATCAGATAAACTATCACCACTATCTTCTTTATGTAATTCTTTTAAAGTATCTATAACTTCTTTACATTTTTGACTTCCTGATAAAATTTCTTTCATAAAATCATGAAATTGTTGTGCAGGTAATTTAGTTAATTCTCTAAACAACCATTGTTTAATATCGTAATTCTCATCACCAACGCAATCTAAGAATTTTTCCCACATACCAGGTCCTAATCTCATACCCCATATTTCACCTTCATCTGTATCCGCCTTAGACATTACTTCTTTTTGTTCATCAAAGTCTAAATGACCATCCGCCCAATTAATTGCGGATAATTCTAAAGCTCCTTTAATTAATTCATGTACTAATAGTGGGAAAATCCAAGCCTTAGCAACCACAACAGGCATATCATCTCCTTCTTCTATATTGATGTCTTCCATATCTTCTTCTTCATCCTTATTTTCTGGTTTTTCCGCCTTTCTCCATTCTATTTTTTCAACACCACCGACTTGACCAGTCATCATTGTATCAGGTATCACCCAATATTGGAAATCTGCTAAAGACATTAATTTACCATATAACCCCATTAATCTAGGATCCAATGCATCTAATTCATCGGCAACCATATGGAATATATAGTGTCCTTTTTTAGCCGCTCCCTGCATTAACGCATTTATAACTTTTCTTTTGTCAACCTCTAATTCCAGCTCCTCCATTCTTTGAGCACTTTTTGGTTTTTTAGGCATCTCCATTTGAGGTGTTTCATCATCTTCATCCTCTTCATCGGATTCGTGACTCAAAGGAGAACCTGGAGGTGTTAAAGTAGCCTCCAACATTTGTTCAGGAATATCAAACTCTTCTGATACAATATCTACTGCCAATCTTTCTAAAGCCTCTTTATGTCTCGTTTCAATTTGACTGATTTCTCCCATTATTTGGAACATCATTTGTAACATATTAGGTGTAATATTTCTTACCCCATGATACCTTTTAACTTTATTAACTATTTCCTTAAATCTTTTACTTGCTAATGCTTCTGAATAGTTTTGTGACCCAGAACCTGTAGGTATAGATTTACTTTTTGAGAACATATGTTCCCCACTACTAAGACTTCTTTCTAATCCTGGGTGCATTCTTTCTGGATGTTCAGGATCGTATTCTACTGCCTCACTTATTCTTTTAATTCTAACTTTTTCAGAAAGAACTCTTTTAGTTACTTCGTTAATTATATTTTTTCTTTTCATAATATTTATTTTTATCTATTTCCGTATAATGCCGTTGTCCACATTTTAAAACATTCTTTAGCCAAAGATTCGAAAACTCTCTGAACTTTTGATAAATCAGGATCTTCTTCACCTCTGTTTTCTAATCTTGTCATTGCACCCCTAACTAAAATATCTCTTACATTATTTTTGTTATCTAATAAATACTTAATAGGTTCTAATTGACTTTGTAACAATTCTATTTCAGAATCATTTTCACCCTCTTCGTTATCATCCTCTAACTCTTCTATTTCAGATTCCATAGATTCAGGATCTTTACCCATACCATATAACCATCTATGTAAGTCATCCTTTGTCCAATTCAGTATTGGAGACGAACCAAACATATTAATAACACCACTTTGTCTTAACTGTTCGAAGAATCTAAATATTTCTCTTTTATCTACTGATGGTATTTCAGTTACAATAAAAACTTCACCATTTTCTTTTAAAGAAATTTTAGTGTTAATGTATTCTACTAAGTCCTTTTTTTTCATTTTAGGTTTTACAATTTCGTTCTTCTTTTTAGATTGTTTAACGTCTTTACACATTTCAGTAGCATCCTTTTTAGATATTTCTCTTTCAGATTTAGGTGCATCCATTTGATCACATGCCCATCTTCTTTGTTTTTCACTATAAACTTCGTTAATAATATCTATTTTTTTCATATTTAACTAATAATTTTACCTGTATTGGTATTAATAAGTGAATTTATTTTTTCTCCGTTATTTAAACTAACCGTAGTATGGGTTAAATTTGGGTTATCGTCCCAATCAGACACTTTAGCTAACGGAGTACCTAATCCCACTTTTTGTCCTACAGAAACCTCAATGTCACTAATATGTGCATAAAAAGTATTTGGGTATCCCTCTTCCCCCCCAACCGTAATAGAATTTCCATAAAATTTACCTTCAGTTGAGTCACTACCACCTATCTTTATAACAGTTCCTTTTGTTATTGAGTTAAGTTGTGTTCCCGCATTTACTTTAAAATATGTAGAATTATCCGTCTGCCAGTTCCCAAAAGGTCTACTTTCTTTATCAACTTTTATGATAGTAAAAGAACCATCTAAAATATACATATTTTTATTATTTATTTCACTCTCATCTTCTTCATTAACAGTTACAGAACGTATTTTACCATCCTCACCTCTAACACCATAAGGACCCTTTAATTTATCAAAAGACTTATTAAATTCGTCTTGATCATAAACAGTCATTTGTTCTGCCTCATCAACAAATCTTTCCATTAGTTTACGTCTTACCGCTCTTTTAATTTCTGATTCATAAATTTTAATTTTATTTCCCATATCTATTTCTTTTATGTATTAATTATTTCTTTATCATATCTAATAACTAAATCTTTTTCGTAAAGTTTATCCTCAACAGAATTAAATTCTTCACCAAAAGTAAAGAATAATCTTTTTTCAGGATACTCATCATAATTTTCCATATTCTCCCAACCCAATGCGATAATGCCGTCAACTGCGTCCCACATAGCGAAAGAATCTGATTCCTGTACTAAATCTAATTTTAAAGTAGTAGTTAATGATCCAGATTTTTTAATAAATTTATTTTCTGGTGGTTCAGGATTTCCTGATGAAGGATATGAATCCCAACCATCACCATCAATATCGGTTAAAATATCAGAAAAGAGGAACTCATAAATGTAGTTCCCCTTCCAGTTTTGACCAATTTTATTAATATATACTAAATACATTATCTAAACATTCCTCTTCTTCTAAATGAAGGTTTTGCCATTTCGTCTCCCATCGCCTTAGGTTTAGGAATAACTTTAGGTCTTTTGATTCTATCCCAATCCGTACCTGTTCCTGGTTTAGTTATAGGTTTTTCAATTTCTGGGTTTTTAACTGGATTATTACTTCTTAAGAAATCGATATCTAATTCGATAAAATCGTCATTAGTTCTTCCCCTATTAAATCTGTCGGAATTTGAAGTAAAATCTAAATTACCATCTGAATTATTATCCATATCTAAACGATTAGGGATTCTATCAAAATCTCTATCTAAATCACCTGTTGGTAAATATCCTTGTCCTGTCTGAACTGCGTCCATCATAGTCATATCGTCTTCACCCATTATACCTCTTCTTCTATCTCTTCTTCCCTCAGTTTTTTTACCACTTCTTAATGCTTCAAAATCCGCAGAAGTTATCTTACCGTAAGGTTTTGCTCTATCTATCTTTTTTCTACCATCAGTAAATCTTTCTTCATCTACCATATAGTTAGTTCTATCATAATTATCATCTGAACAATTATCACAACCCGCACCCATACAATTTTCACAAATTTGTCTATTTTCTTTTAAAACTTTTTTAAGTGACTTTTTAGTTGCGTCCGTTAGAAAAGATTCCATAATTCTTTTTTTAGAGAAAACTCTACTTTCATTCTTAGTTTCTTTTGGTTTGTAAACTAATTTATGTCCTGAACAATTACATTCACCATTTTTCAATAACATTGCAATCATATCAGGTGTAATCTCTAAAGGTTTTTTAGATTTAGACACTTCTTCTGATAATTCTTCTCCTTCTGGACTTGCCTCCGTTTCAGCAGGTTCTTCTGTTTCTGGACTTACTTCTGTTTCAGCAGGTTCTTCTCCTTCTTCCCCCTCTTCAGATTCTTCTTCTCCTTCTATTTTTGAAATGATGTCTTCTTTATCATTTTCATCCATTTCATCTAAATGTAATGCAGAAATAATTGAGTTAATAACGTATTTCTCCAATTCAGGATCAACTTCCTCTTTATCTCTTAACATTTGACCTATCTTACCAGTTAATTTCTGTATTTTTTTTGTGATATCATCACCACCTTCTTCATCTTCAGATTCCTCATCCTCATCACCAAAATCCACATCGGCAATATCTCCACCCATATCAACTTCAGGATCTTCGTTCTCAACCTCATCCTCAACAGGAGTCTCAGGTGATTCACTTTTAGGTGCATCTACCTTAATAACTTTTTTTTCCTCATCAGAAATGATTTCTTCTTTTTCATCCTCTAATACGAAACCAAATCCAGCACCACCTGCAATTGCGTTACCATCTGACTCAAATATGTTAGTATTTCTCTTAATACCATAAGATTCATTTAACATATCAAATTTAAGGTTAAGTTGTTTTAATGCCTCAGAGTATGAGTGATATCTCTCATCGTATTTATTTTGAAGTCCACCAATATAACTAAAATTCTCAGCTAAAAATTTACCTGATTGTTTATTAGATGTTTTAATGAAGTAATCATGATTTTCTCTAATTATACCATATACTATCCCATTTGGGCCTCTTTTTATTAATTCTAATTCAGAAAATGATTTACTTTCATTTAAAGTATTCATTTTACCCATAAGGTCTAACATTCTATTTAGTTTGTCTTGACCTTTTAATGTTTTTGGATTTACGTATTTTCCCATTTTATTTTTTTTATTTATTTTATCCGTTAGTTGGTAAACCTGTTATTATGTTCACAAATTGATATTGTTCTGTACCACCTGTTGCAGTTATTAATCCAGTTGGAAATACCCCTTGAGCCTTTAAATTACCTAAAAGTAAAAAACCAGAATTTAATGTTGTTAATGGAGGTGGTTGTATTATATTATCTAATGTTTTACCTGCAACACCCGTTACTGATGCGTTATTGATTGTATAAGAACCATTACTATTAAAGTATACGGCACTATAAACATAATTGTCGAAGTCTGCAGTAGTATTCGTATGAATTACGGAATATGTTCCAGTTAAATAAGTTGTTCCCATATTATTATTTATAAATAAATATTACGTTTTTAGTAAAAAAATTATAATTTAAATTTATTATTTATGAAAGACTCATCTAAAGTTAAAGACTTATCATATGACTTGGTTTCTATCTCACTTAATTTATCTAAGTACATAGTTCTCCTTAAAACTTTAAACGCTATATTCTCAAATGAGTACTCACCTTCCCTATCTAAACCAGTCTGTCTCATTTTTTTGATTTTATCTTTAAGATTTTTAACCATTCTAATAGTTTTATCGTATTCACCTGATTTATACATTAGATAAATTTCTTCTATTGTATCAATAATACTATTAACTTTTTGTTCTACTTTTTTAGAATCTATTTCTTTTTTAGAGGAATCAGGTTTAACTATCCATCCATCCCATAAAACAGAATAAACACCACTAGATACATGTGGTTCTTCTGTATCCTGCATATATAATTCTACATCATACGTTTTGATAGTGATATCATGTGTTTCATTCCATAGATTTTTTTTTGAGTTGAAGTATTCCTTAACTAATTCTTCATTTTCGTCAACATCGACAAAATCTACTAAAATATGTAAGTCTACATCAGAAAATTTTGACCAATTATAATTTGCCAAACTACCTGTTAATATAATATCTTGAATATCAACCCAACCTATTTTAAGTGTCTCAAAAAAATCATCCGCAATCATAAGTAATCTTCTTCTTATTTCTTGATGCATATGTTGATCAGTATCAAAAATTCTAGGGTTTAAAGTACTTCTAACTTCAAAAGAAGATAAATCAATGTTCTCTTTTTTTATTAAGTCACTAACTTCTTGTTCTGTAATTTTTTTAATATCCATAAACTTTTTTATAATAAATATATTTCTATATGGATAAATATCTAAAAAATAAGAAACGGGCGTAATCTTATTTTATCCTTTAATTATTTGTTTTGATTTACTCCCTATTTCCTTATAATGGGAAAAGTAAGCGTCTATCAGTTTATCTATGCGTGAGTCAGTATATTTTTTACTATCATCGGAAGATATTTCTATTGAACGATATATATCTGTTGACATCCTATCTGTTACATTATGAACTTCTCTAACAGTTTCATGAATATGACGTTCAACGTCATCTATTTTATTATTTAAGTTTTGTTCTACATTATTGATTAAAATATGTAGATTTTCTTTTTCTTTAGTTAATTTTTTAACCTTAAGCATATTCCATATAGTAACTGTACTTAATAGCACAATTAATACAGATGCAACACCTAAAGCGAATGAAATTGTTTCCATAATTTTTATTTTTTATTTTTTGTTATTTGTTATTAATGAAACGCCCGTTTCTCTATATTATTTATTGTAATTATTTCGTACCTCCACCCACTGTCTGTGTTGGTATTTAATATTTCACAAAGTTTTGTTACCTCATCTATACAGTCAGTCTCAAAAACCTCATTTATTGAATTTAATAATAAAACATGTAATTTCCTACTGTTTAATGTCATAATTTTTTTTATTTGATAACTATTATTCATATTTTTTATTTTTTATTTTTTATTTCTTTTTTATAATCTACCCAACTTAACCAAAACCCAATACCTACTATTATGTTCATACTTATTGAAGCCAATATTTCATATATGTCTTCATAAATGTTAACACTTAAATGAACATGACCCACCATCCAAAAAGGTATCGATAAGTTCTGACTAACCCATAATAACATATATTTAATAAAATGTTTCATATTTTAAAGACCATTCCTCACTTATTTTTTTAATTCTATCCTCAATTAAAGATATATTACCTCCTTCTAATGACATTAAATCTTTCTCAAACTGTAAACCATGATCACTATTCGCAACACTAATTTTTTCTTTAAGAACCGATAGTTCGTTTGATGTAAAGAACTCTGTTCCGTGATCGACAATTCTTAATTCTACAAGAATTTTATCATCAAATGTTTTTAATTGGTATATCATAATTAATTACTTAATGGTGCTTTAATTGTCGGATGAGATTGATAGTCTTTAATTTCAAAGAGTCCAATTGGATACTTTTCCATATCATAATCGAGTATTCCCGGATGAATGTCTAATATTGGTAGTGGGAATGGTTCTCTTGTTCGGGTTGGTATAAATCCACTTGTAGATTGCCACAATTTTTTTCTTTCTTCCAAACTCAATTCTCTACCAATCTGTTCCTTTGCTTGTTCAATATGATTCAAATATAAATGTGTATCACCTAAGTTACCAATTAATTCATCTGGAATCATGTTAACTAATTTAGCAATGATTTCTAATAACAATCCGTAAGAAGCAATGTTGAATGGTAAACCTAAGAATGTATCCACTGAACGTTGATTCCACATTAGAGAAATTGCTCGGGTTGGTACCCCATGAGTATCTAAATGAACATTTGGGTCAAATTGATTTTTTTGTTCTTCATTTGTAAATCCAAACTTGATATTCCATACTTGTAATCTTTCTTCCAAACTCAACTCTCTTGTATAAACTTGAAATCCATAATGACAAGGTGGAAGAACCATTTTTCCTTCCGTGATATGTTTTCTTCCATATCTATTATTAAAATCTCTATCTGTTTTTAGTTTTTCTAAAAACTCTTCTTTTGTTAATTTTTTACTCATAATTTAAGTCTATTTATTATTTGAATATAAGAATTTATTGGTAATTTCTCATTCAAATACGTTTTTATTATTTCTGGATTATTGTATTTTTTTGGATTGTTTAAAAATTCAAAAAATATCTCTTTGAATAAATTTTCTTCAATATCACTTTCCTTAGAATAAACTATAAAATCACCAAATGATGGGATAAAAGTGTTAACATCAATAATCATAATTTGATGATTTTATTTCAATAATTATTTTTTTACCGTCAACAATCAATGGTATATTTATAGAATCATCTGTTGGATGATACATCTTAGGAAATGGGTTAAATGATAACGGTTCTTTAGTTTCATACAACTTATTCAAACACTCACTAATTGCAGTTCCAATTTCTTCAATTTGTTCTGATTTTTTCATAAATTTATTTTATTTTTATTTTTTTACTTGTTGGGTAATATAATTTATCACCATTTTTAATTAATTTACCTATAATCATTGAATTTAATTTACCGTTTAACATCGCAAAAGGTTCATCTGTTTTATTAAATTTAAAGTTATTGTATTTCATTATTTTGGTTGTTAAATGATATATTTCGTGAGTTAATGTATCCACATTAATACCTTTTTTAGTTTTCTTGATTAATACATAAATTATTTTATTTTTTGGGATAAACTCCCCAATAACAACACCATCAAAATCAATTTCATTTATTCTATAAAGTTTTTTCTTATTATGATTTTTCTTTATTTTATTAATAGGTTTGTTCAAATCATAATCAAAATAAATTTTAATTTTAATATCATATAAAGGTATTTTTATTTTCATTCTACTCAAAATTCTTTAAATAATCTTGATAAAGTTCATCATCGGTCCTATAATCAGTAACAGGTAAATCAGCAACGTTCCAAGCATTAACCATTATACGTCTTGAGTCTGGATTTGTTTTTAAGTCGTTGATTAGGTTTGCGATTTGGTCATGTTTAGGTACTTCTTTGAAATGGGTTATTGAACCATGATCCCATCCAGATGGAACTTTATTATAACCACCAAACGCTCTCCATTGTTTACCATAAATTGGACCTAAATCACCCCACTTATCAGCAAACTCATCATCGGTTTTAATCTTTTCAATGAATTTATCCTTATCGATAATAAATTCTGTTTCACTATGTTCAGGTAAAGAGTCTACATATTTAGTAAAGTTTCTAACATAATTAGAAAAGCAATCACCATCCCAAATATGACAATTATTATCGACAAGGTACTTAATGTTTGTATCACCACGTAGAAACCATAACAATTCTGTTACAATTGTTTTAAATGTTATCTTCTTTGTTGTAAGTAAAGGAAATCCATCTGACATCTTATGTCTGATTTGTCTACCAAATACTGATAGTGTACCAGTTCCAGTACGATCTTGCTTAGTTACTCCGTTATCTAGGATATCTTGAAGTAAGTCTGTGTATTGTTTATCTAATGTGTTCATATAGTATTTTTAATAACATTTATTTGTTCTAACATTGGTGTAACGTCTATAATATTTTTAGATTTCTCAAAAGTATATTTTTTAATTACTGTATTAAGTAATTTACCCTGACTATCACTAGACTCAAATTGTCTATAATCCTCATTTGTCACATTGTTATAAACATACTGAGTTCCTGATTTAAAAATAACCGCTAATTTTTTTTCTTTTTTTAAGAATTTTGACCCCAAAACATTAGAGGAATCGTACAGACACTCAATAAAATCGTCTTCTTCGTGTTTTAATAATACCATAATTTAATTTTTAAATAATCTATATGAATATATGTCTTTCATTTCATATATTTTTCCGTCTATAATTGCTGGATCATTCACATTAGAACTTTCTTCTTCAGTAATGATAACATAATTACCTGTTATTATCATTGCAGAATCTAAATATTCTATTTTATTTGAAGGTTTTCCTTCACTGTCTTTAAGTAGTAAAATTATCTTACTAAATTTGGGAGCTGATGCTATCATTTTATAAAATTTAAAAAATCGTTATTTAACAATTAAATATAGAAAAAAAATACAACATGTAAAGTTTTCAAGGGTTGTTAATATGTCTACCTTTTATTTTATAGTAGTTAACATCTATTTCTTTTTCCTCTAATAAATTTTTAGCTATATATGTTTCACCTGTCTCTAAAAAATGATCCATTCTTTTTTTACCGAATATGATATTAAAATCTACTAAATCTATACCGATATATTTCCGATTATTTTTTAATGATGCAATTCCTGTTGTAGAAGATCCTGCGAAGGGATCTAATATAATATCATTTTCATCACTACCTATTTTAACAAACCATTCTGCCAACTCAACAGTAAAGGGTGCGGGATGTAGGATACTTGAATTGGATTCTGCTGCCGCTATCACAACATTGTGAGGTAATGACCCATTTACATTGAGTTCTTTCATCTGAGAGTCGTAAACACCATCTCTAGAGTTAATAGTGGTGACAGGTTTTTTAAATCTTTTTTTAGTTACCTCAGAATGTTCAGTCCTACAATTATCTGCCCTAAATTTAGGTTTATTTGAATTGGAGAAATGGAATACGTATTCATACCTATCAATTGATCTATATTTACAATTAGTCGGCATTGCGTTTTTCTTAAACCATATATAAGGTTTTGCCACTAAATTCCAACCTTGTTTCCTCATCTTATATTTTAACTCATCTAAAACTGGATGAACTACACCATCACTAATTTTATCGTTTATATTTAAGAAAAAACTACCGTTGGGTTTTAAAACTTTTAAAAACAAATCAGTAAATTCTAAAAACCAGTCGGCATATTCATCTACACGTACTGAACCCACCTCACCATCATCATTACCACTATAATTTTTTCTCATAGAGAAATAAGGTGGAGATGTAAAAATCATATCTACCTTCTCTCCTTTGGTTATCATTTGTTTTAACACATCTTTTGTGTCACCTAAAAATAATTTGTATTGACTTTCCATTATATAATAATTAAATTTGATACAAAGATAATGATATTTATAAGAAAAAACAAATAATGATGAAAAAAGTCTTGCCTAAAGTAAAAAAAGTGATTAATATGTCACTTATACAAGCCAAAATGTATGGTGATATAGAAATAAGGATTGAACATATAGTTATATCTTTAATAAATGATTATAATAATAATGCGATTAAAATACTGACTGATTTAGGGGTAGATGTAGATATACTCCATAAAAAAATAGAAATGTCGTTATTAAAAGAAAAAAAAGAACAAATTTCAACAAAAAATAAAGAATTACCGTTAGAAGTTACCGCAGAAAAAATATTAAAAGGGTCGGAAAACGAATGTGATAATATGGGAGATGATTTCCTAGATACCCAACATCTGTTATTATCAACATTAAAAGTGAGAAATAGTGTCGGTAGTTTTCTAAAAGGATTTAAGATTAATTATACAATGGTTAAAAAACATATGGAAAAAAATTTAATACAAAATAGTATCGATCCTATAGATAGTGATGATGAAAATATATTTAGAGATAGTAAAAAATTAAATAAAAAATCAAATAAGACTAATGAAACACCGATATTAGATAATTTTTCTATTGACGTAACCAAAAGAGCGTCAGAAGGTAAAATTGATCCAGTAATCGGTAGAGATGAATCCATTCAAAGAGTTGCCCAAATATTGGCGAGAAAGAAAAAAAATAATCCTGTTTTAATTGGTGATCCTGGAGTTGGTAAAACTACCATCGTTGAGGGTTTGGCGTTAAAAATAATTCAAGGTGATGCACCTAGAACATTATTAGATAAAAGGATTATTTCTTTAGATATTACTTCATTAGTCGCAGGTACTAAATATAGGGGACAATTTGAAGAGAGGATTAAAGGTGTGGTAGATGAACTTATGAATGTAGATAATGTCATTTTATTTATTGATGAATTACATACGATTGTAGGTGCAGGTAATGCGTCAGGATCAATGGATGCGGCGAATGTATTAAAACCTGCACTCGCTAGAGGTGATATTCAAGTTATTGGTGCAACTACATTAGATGAATTTAGAGAAAACATTGAGAAGGATGGTGCGTTGGCAAGAAGATTTCAACAAGTATTAATTAATCCCCCTTCAGTAGAAGATACTATTAAGATTTTAAATAAAATAAAATTTTCGTATGAAAACTATCACAAAGTATACTACCCACAAGAAACTATCGAACAGTGTGTTAAAATGGCGGATAGATATCTTACAGATAGAGAGTTTCCTGATAAGGCTATAGATATCTTAGATGAGGTAGGGTCTAGAACACAAGTTAACGCTAAACCACCTAAAACTATAAATAATTTAGAAGACAAAATTAACGAAATTAAAGAAAGAAAAAGTAATGTAGTTAAAAAACAAAAATATGAAGAGGCTGCTAAATTACGAGATGAAGAAAGAGAAGTTAATGATAAATTAGAGTTTGAAAAAGAAAAGTGGTTAGAAACTATCAATAAGGATCGTAAAAAAATTACACCTGAAGATGTTAATGAAGTTGTTTCTATTATGACAGGTATCCCGTTAAAAAGACTTAGTGGTGATCAAGGTAGAAAAATGTTAGAGATGGAATCCGAAATGATGAAACAAATTATCGGACAAGATGACGCATTAGAAAAAATAGCTAAATCGTTAAGAAGAAATAGAGTAGGTATTAGAAACCCTAAGAAACCGATAGGTTCATTTATGTTCTTAGGTCCGACAGGCGTTGGTAAAACACATATCGCAAAGAAATTGGCGGAGTATATGTTTGGGGATGAGGATTCTTTGATACGACTTGATATGTCAGAATTTCAAGAAAAACACTCAATATCTAGACTTATCGGATCACCTCCAGGATATGTAGGACACGAAGAAGGTGGACAATTAACTGAAAAAGTTAGGAGACGACCTTATTCGATTGTATTATTCGATGAGATAGAAAAGGCGAATAAAGAGATTTACAATACGATGCTACAATTATTAGATGATGGACAATTAACTGATAGTTCAGGTAGAAAAGTAAATTTTAAAAATTGTATGGTTATTATGACATCTAATGTAGGTGTTAAAAAATTGTCTGATTTTGGTACTGGTGTCGGATTCGGTACCAAATCAAAAATAGAGAGAGAAGAATCTATTAAGGATGGTATGTTATTGGATGAACTTAAAAAACAATTTCCACCAGAATTTTTAAATAGGTTAGATGACGTAGTTATTTTCAAAACATTAACCAAAGAACAAATCTCTAAAATTGTTGAATTAGAAATTGATAAATTAGTAGATAGGGTTACTGAAATAGGGTTTACTTTACAAATTAATAAAACCGCTAAAGATTATTTAGTAGAACAAGGTTACGATAAAGAATATGGTGCCAGACCTCTGAATAGGGCAATACAAAAATACATTGAAGATCCAGTTTCGGAAGAAATTTTAAGTGGTAGAGTTAAAAAGGGTCAAACTATAAAAGTTAGTTATATTAAAGCTAAAGAAGATATTGTAGTTAAAAGTGAATAAAAATTTGGTAGGATAAATATTTCTTATTATATTTGTTTTTATAAAACTATATCGATATGAAGAAAATAATATTAATTACTTTGTTATTAAAGTCATTTATAGTAATGTCTCAGAACATAGTTTATCATGGTTATAAGTCTATTCCTTTTAGTTCTGATGTGTGGAGAGTCGAATATAAGGGATATGGTGATTCTTTAGTTGGAGTAATTTACCCAAAGGATAGTAAATACTTTAAAATGAATTTTATACCTGTTAGAGATAAAATAGATAAAGATAAAGTTGTGTCTTATTTACTACCCTCATTCAATCAATTTAGAAAAGAACACAAGTTAAGTACTGCAACAGAAAATAAGATTTTAACTGAAAAGGCAACTGAATGGGTTAAACAAATACCTCATATTATGATTGCAGAACACTCTAATATCTTAGAACATCCACTTAAAAAAGAATCTGAGTGGATAAGTGAAGGAATTTGTAGTATCCCATATACCCAATTAACTATGGTGTCTGATACAATGGACATTAATAAAGTATTGGCAGATTGTATATATGACGCACTTTCTATTTGCCCTGCACACTCATCGGATTTAATTCATATATGTAGTAATTTTGAAATAGGGTTTGGTTTAGATTATAGAAACACTGAGATAATTGTGGTATTACAATATAGAAACAAAAAAGGGGGTTAATCACCCCCCTTATTATTTTTACCATTTCATACACTTCGTTGTACGTAATTTCTTCTTTTTACTTTTAAATAATTTAAATTTCCTGTGTCTTTTATTTCTTTTATTCCATCTTACAATTATTTCAGGTAATCTGAAAGAAATCCCAATATATTTTGGTTTACTGTAAAAACTAACATTATATTCTTTTGTCGGTATGTCAATGGTTACTACTTCCATTTTTGATCCATCATCTTCTTCACTACCTTCTTTTGGATCAGGTTTTTGATATTTAGTATTTGCCAAAATTGACATTCCTGCAATACAATATTTATAATCATCATATGATGTCTTATCTTTTAAAGGGGAACCGTATTTGTCTCTTTCATCATTTGATTTTGAGGAATTAGGTGGTAATGCAGTTGATTCTTTTCCATCCGTTGCAACAAATAACCCACTAGGTGTATTTGGTCCTGATGAACCATCACCATTTTCACCATCAGAATTTTGTGATATACTTGTTTCACTATCTATTAGTACACCTATTTCTTTAAGTTTACTATAAATAAAATCTTTTGCAGCATTATTCCTATTTTCCGATAATTTTTTAAATGTTAAATCTTTGGCATCTCCAGTATTTCTGAATCTAGAACAAGATGTTATTATTTCTAATTCCTCTAAGAAAAATGTAGGTTCTCCTTCTGGTACATTTAAACCTGCTTTAATTTCTCTTAGTGGTGATAAAACCTCTTGTTCTAAACTATCTGAGAATGCTTGTGTAGGTACCCATTTATTGTCCTCAAAAAATGTATTTGACGGACCATTAACAGGAAACTCTATAGGTAAACTAACTGAGTTAAAATTACTTGGTACTTTATCTTCATCAGGTGGTTTAGGTAAATCTTTTAATTCCTGTATAATACCGTCTTCAGTATTACAGAATACATATTGCCATTTATATTCGTCAAACGTCCTATTAAATTCTTCTAATGAATAAACCGCGTACCCAATATGTTCAGGATCATCTTTTAAAGTTTGCCAATTACCCTTACTTGTTGATGACATTCTTTTAACCATATTACCATCTGTAGTCAAAAATTCTTTCCATCCTGTCAACTCATCATCTAATGGGTCAGTCTCAATCTTACCTTTATAACCCTTCTCATCAACAACTTGACTACCTTCTTTACCAATTTGAACACCCCAGTGTCTACTTCTACCTTTACTTGTATTAAAAGTGAATCCACCTGACCCAAAACCTTTTGAATTAGGCCAAAATTTCAAACCCAATTTCCATCCTTTGGTACCTTGTTCAGATAAAACATCATGTGAATTTTCACTTATGGTAAATTCCATAAGTCTTTTTATCCTATTAATTTCTTCATTTAAAGTTATTGGTAAATTTTTTTTCATAAATCTTAGTAACTTCTTCTATTAGTTCTTCTCCCTGAAAATTTTCTAGATTCTGAGATTTGATTTATTTTTTCTCTTTTAACTTCATTAACAATAGTCTCTATAAGATTAACCATTTCTGATTCAGTTAATCTAATTGTTTTTTTACTTCTTTCCATTTTATATATTTTTTATTTTATATTATTTAATTTATTATTATAGTAAACCATCTTTAGTCATTTCCGTAAATTCTAAAAAATCTTTTGCACTCTGTCCATCTAATTTATCTTGATCGATAGTTAACATCACCAACCCATTACCAAACATTTCTATTGCAATATCTTTATTGAATTTTTTAATTGGGTTGTTAGACAAATTCAATAAGAATAAGTCTGTCAATTTTTCGTATCCAGTTAGAGGAGCTTCTTTAATGTTATTATCTTTAGCAATGATAACATTTAATTTACTATCAATAGGTAAATGATTGATTGGTGGTAAGGATTCTAAACCACAACTATTAGCGGTAATTCTTTCTAAAGAAGAAAATTTAGATAAATCTGGTAACCTCTTCAACGATAGATTAGAAAAATCTAAAGCTTTAGTATTTTCAGTATCTAAATAATCTGTAATAATTACCCCCTCAGTATTTTGCATTAACCATTGTAAGTATTTGTTAGATTGTAATGGTCCAGTTGTTTGAGACGCTAATTTTTTAATGTTTACAACACCTTCACTATACGCTTCACCACTAACATGATCCTGAACTTTTCCACCAAACATATTTAAATACTTAATATAATGACTATCCATTAAACCAGTACCCTTTCTAATGTCCATCTCAACTAGTTTACCTAGTTCTTTTTGGAAGAATGTTTTCATTCCTGAAAATCTATCAAGTACTTGTGTTAATTTTCCTGATCTTTCGATAGAAGAATTACCTTTATCATGTATTTGGTTAGACTCAAAATGAAATTGTAGTGGGTATAAACCACCCTCGTCATCCCCATCGAATAATTTTTTTGGCATTATCACATAGTAATCGGATAAACTACCATCAGGTTTTGGGTTATTTCTCCTATAAGAATCGAAATAAGTATTACCTTCCCTCCTAGTACACCATGATGCCAGTGGTCCTAAAGGATCACAACTAGATTCTATTGTTAACGGTGTATAAATTAATACATCATTATCTCTATATACTAATTTAGCTTCACCTAAGTCAACATATTTTTTTAATTTTTTCCATAACTTACTTTCACCTTCTTCACCTTCCTCATCGTCTTCTGTCCCTATAAATGGACTCACTACCGAATATAAATGAGCTAAATCATTATATTGATTGATATTTGTAACGTCTTGTGGTGCGTTAGGTCTATTAGGCGCAGATCTTTTAAATACTTTTTTATTTTTAACTGAATCAAATACGGTTAAAAATTCATTAGCCTCAGGTAAATCTTCACTTAAAAATCTAATTGCTTGTTCATTATCTCCCTCATTAATATGTCTCATAAATACTTGAATCATCCATTGGACATATTGTTTATTTGGTGATGGGTCCGCTTCCACAATATCGTTAAAAATTTCTTCACTTAACTTAACTGATTGTTTCCCTTTTTTACTTTTTACTAAGTATGCAATATCAATACCGTTATGATCCTCAATCGGTTCAATTGTAGGTTTGTTAGGATCCATACCTCCTGGTTTTCTAACATCATCCTTTTCGTCAGACCCCTCTACCGATGCATCCAACATCTTAGGATCAATAACATTCTGTGTTTTCAAAAATTGAACTCTATCTTCTCTTAATAGAACTTTATATTGACTTTCTTTAATTATTATTTTCATAAAAATTTTATTTATTTATAAATATTAGATTTTTTTAAAAAATTATTCTACCATATCGGATCTAACCCATCCGCTTGTATAATCACCTACTTTTTTATCCAAAGTAATCTTATACCATTTATTTCCGTCACCATCAGTTTTTTCTTCTGTAACCTTACCAATTTTACTGGGAGATGATATCTTAACAATTCTCTCACTATCTCTATTAGCTTTTACTCTAACATTTACATAACCATCACCATTTTTTTTAGGGGATACTATAGTACCTATTTTATTAGAACCACTACTTTGTTTTTTTTCTACTGGTTTAGTTTCTTTTTTATTTGTGGGTACATAAGTACCTGCTATATAATCATGAATTCTTTTTGCAGATAACTTCCTTATATCAATAGTACCACCACAACCACCACATCTTTCTACTAATTCCGCAAATTTAACTGCCTTTTTTTGTATTGTATCCGCTTTCATAGCTGAATTAAAGTTATTAACTTCATATTCATCGGAAGATTTTATATCTTTAGGTAAATTAGGTATATGTTTACCATTACTTAATTTGTACCCATCTACTAATTCTAGTTTTATAAAATCTAATTGTGTATTTTCATTAGACCATTTAGATTCTTTATGTGTTGCAAAGTTAATTAATGCCCTTTTTCTGTCACCTAACCACTGCATTAATCCTATTGCCCCATTAGAGCTTTCTATTGCTGCATCAAATTGTGATTCTGCCCACATATTACCTGCTATTGCACAAGATTTATCTATACTAAACCCTCTAGAAATTAATTTTTTAACCACACTAACTGCCTTATTTAGGTATTCATCAGTTATAACCTCTTGTTTCGTTTCATTTAATAACACTCTATTAAGTTGTGTTTCCGTTATAATTATACGCATTTCTAACTATTTATTATATAAATATAACAATATACTATCTTTTATGAATAGACCCCTCAAAAATAAGAAAAAAATTGTAAATAAAGACAATATTTCTGAAAAAATAAAAAAAGAAATTAAGATTATTTGTAAAAAATATCCAAAAATCAAACAAAAGATAAAAAATCTTAAAGATTTAGACAAAAAATTGTATTATGCGATGGTTTGGGAGGTAACTGAGAGTCAGCCACTATATATTTTAGAGAATTCTGATAAAAGAGGGTGGAAAAGTTATCATTTGGATCACATTTATCCAATTTCTATGGGGTTTAAAGAAAATATATCACCTGAAAAGATAGGAAACATCAAAAACTTACGTTTTATCCCTTTTGAGGAGAACATTAAGAAAGGATCTACTATCACAAGTGATTCATTGAAGTCTTTACGTAAAATAAAAAGGTTAGTTAAGTAAGTCGTTTTTGATAATATAATAATTTCCCCCTATACCGAAAATCTTTGGAATATCGGATAGAGAAATTCCTTTTAGGGTATCATATAATTTACTTTTACCTATTTCATCTGTTTTAATTACATCGTAATGGTGTTTCTTATCCGACCCATAATTTAATATGTAATTAGTAACAATTTTAAGACAATATTCTACACCTGTACCCTCTACTAAAGGATTTTCATCTGGGTTACAAATTCTAGCAAACTCTATTGATGAGTTTGTGTCAGGAAATCCGTTTTTTATCCTATATATAAACGTATCAAAAGATCCTGGCCACTCATTTTCCTCCATCCACTCTTCACCATATCTTTCTAATACGTAATTATATATATTTTGATGTCTTAACCGTAATATGGCGTTAGCACCTCTATTGTGAAGAAAATTTTCTTCTTCTTTTAAAATTAATTTAATATTTTTTTTTAAATTAAACATTAAAAAGTTTCTTAGCCTTCTCAACTACATCCGCTTTCTGAGCCTCCAATAAGGATAATTTATTTTTTTGATCTTTATTTAATTCCATTCCCGCAGCTTCTGATTTGATGTCCGCAATTTGCCCATCTAATTTATCGTGAGTTAGTAATAGGGTGTGATACATTTGTGCTTTTTGATCGTTATGCATAATTTTAATTTTTAAAACTTTATTATTTAATTAAATCCTAGTCTGTTTCTAAACCTACTATGAATTTGTTGGAATAAAATAGCTAATGGTTCCATTAAAGTACTCAACATATCTATTTCTTCCATTATTATTTGAGATAATTCATTTTTAGTCATATCTAGTCCTAATCCTAAACCATCATTATATATTAATCTTAACTTATTTTGAAACATTTGTAAAGCTTTTCTATAGTTTAGAATTGATTCTTTGTAATCGACATCAATATATATCTCGTCAATTAATGAATCTATTATCTGTAAGTCGTTTTCTACTTTATATGTCATATTTTGAGTAAATGATAAATAATTTTCTTTAGTAAGATTACCTTCACTTGCTTCATTTAAAAAATCAGCTAATATATTAGTAGTTTCAGTAAATATAATTAATAACTTAGATTGTATCTCTCCAGCATGTTGACCCATAAGTTCTGCATCGTCATACCCACCTATCTCATTCATCAACCTCTTTAACTGACTCTCTTTAATTATAATTTTCATATTATATTTATAAATAAATATCGTTTTTTTATATAAAATATTTGGCAATTAAATATTTTTTATTATATTTGTATTATAAATCAAACAAAATGAAAACTATTTTAATTTTATTATCTTCCTTAACTTTAACATTTGTAAGTTATTCACAAAAAAAGTCTCTTTTTGAATGGCCGATTGCAGATGAAACAATTGATATTAATGAAGCAAAAAAAGAAGGTTTTGCGATGTCATTTAGTCAACCAAGTTATTATGTATATAAGGAAAAGGTTAATATCAAAAAATCTCTGTGTGGTTTGGACATGTATATGAATTCAGGTGAGACTAACGATCAGTATTATTACTTCTTTGATATTAAAAATAAAAAAATCACCGTAGTACAAAACAGGAATATGGTATACGCATTCAATTTCGCAAAGGTAAGTGTTAAAAATAATATATTAATTTTTAAAATTAAAGAAGATGATAAGTCCATTAGTATATATGTTGATTTGAACAATCATATTTTTAAATATACGGAGTATTTTGAAGCAATAAATATGTCAGATGTTAGTGTTTGTGG